CAGCGTGGTCAGGCTGCGGAGGCCGAGGTCGCCCCCGGCGGTGAGGCTGGCGCCCTCCGGCAGCGTGGTCAGGCTGCCGAGGTAGAGGTCGCCCCCGGCGGTGAGGCTGGCGCCCTCCGGCAGCGTGGTCAGGCGGCCGAGGCCGAGGTAGCCCCCGGCGGTAAGGCTGGCGCCCTCCGGCAGCGTGGTCAGGCTGCCGAGGTAGAGGTAGCCCCCGGCGGTGAGGCTGGCGCCCTCCGGCAGCGTGGTCAGGCTGCCGAGGTCGAGGCCGCCCCCGGCGGTGAGGCTGGCGCCCTCCGGCAGCGTGGTCAGGCTGCCGAGGTCGAGGCCGCCCCCGGCGGTGAGGCTGGCGCCCTCGCGCTGGACGCAGTAGCCGCGAGCAGTAATGTAGGCTTCGAGTTCGTCGATGGTCATGGTGGTTCCTAAATCGGTTTGTGACAAAGCGCGGGATGAACTCGGGTCTTCATTAAAGGTCAGGCTCACGCTGCCGCCTCCGTCTGTTTGGATAGGGTGAGGCCTTCACGAGCGGCGAAGGCGTGGAGGAGTTCCAGGAGGTCGCTCATCTCGGCGATGGTCAGGCGCGAGGATCGGAACCCCAGCGGAAACACGCCGTCGCCGTCCAGGGTCGGGATAAACCGCGTCTCATGGCCAAGGGCGTGCATGAGCATCGCCTTGTATGTGTCGGGGTTCATCTTGACGCCGTTGTGGAACGGGCGCTGGCGGGCGAGGTCAGTCAGGCTTGCCCACATCTTCCGGTTCTGATCGTCCGTCCGAAGGCGCTCGCGGAACTCGACTTGCGTTCCCTCCGGGGCGTTCATGCACCAGTTGGCGGCGGTCTGCCGGTTGGCCTTGGTGTTGAGGATGACGAGGGGGCGGGACATTACTTCACGCGCACCGCAAGCGAGGTCCCGCCGTTGGAAAGCGTCAGGCCCGGCACTTCCTCGCCAGCCAGCATCGCGTCCTTGATCGCGGCCTTGTCGGCTTCGCACGTCCAGCGGCGGAACTTCTCGGGGAGCGTTTCGGGGTCAAGGTCCGCCGGGTAGATGACGGACGGCGAACCCTGCCGCATGGAAAGCGTCGCCTCGGGGCGTTCGATCTTCGTCAGGCCGGTTTCGTCCATGAACCGGGCAAGGGCGCCGCGAGCGGATTTAACCGCCTCCTCGAACCGCTTACGCCGGGCGGCGTAGTCGGCTTCTAGCGCCTTGAGGCTCTGGGCCGTGGCCTGCCGTTCGTTCATCCAGCGGAGGAGGCGGCTAACTGCCTCCATCGCGTCGGTCTCGCCTTCCAGCGTGTCGAGGATCAGATCCTCGTCGTCGGCAAACCCGCCCTCGCGCAAGGCGTCGGCTAGGCCCTTGGCGGTGATGGTGTGGCGGTCGAGGTACGGCGCCGCGCTCATGCCGCCACCTGTTCAAGCGCGAGGAACAGCCGCTCATAAAGCGCGGTCAATTCAACCAGGCGCTCGGGGTCGGCGGCGTCCAGATCGGCACACAGGCCCGCCGCGCGGTCAAAGGTGCGGCGGAGGTCGTCTTGCGTCTTGGCGGCTTCCAGCGTCGCGGCGAGGCGGTTGGCGCGCTCGGCCAACGTCGGCTGCGGGGCGGGCTTGGCGGTCACGGGCGGGGCCTGACGCGGCCCGCTAGCTGCGGTATCCGTTCCCCTGCCCACTGCCGTCTCGCCGTCATCATCAACAGCCGGGATGCCGAGAATAGCCATCAGAGCGCCGCGCCGGGCATAGGTCAGCGTTGCGAGCGTGGCCTGCGGATCGGACTTGGCGAGGGGCATATGAAACTCGCCCTCGATCCATTCGCCCGACTTGTGGATGATCCGGGTGAACAGTTGCAGGCGGCCTTCGATCACGAGGCCCGGCGACTGCATCACGGCGAGGTCGCTCTCTGCGAGGATTGACCGGCTGGCATCCACGACTGACGCAAGGTCGGCGTAAGTGTTCTTGAAGTGCGGGTTCTTGGCGTTCTTGGCCGCGCCTTCCAACTTGCCAAGGGCAGCGGTCAGGGCGGGCGCTAGGGCCTTTATGGATTCAGACGTTCGCATGGGATGCCTCGTTGACGGTGTTTGTGCTGTTCATTGCTTGATCGGTCACGCGCTCGCTCCCTGCGGCCAGACCTTCCGCGCCCGACCGTCCGGCCCGACACGCTGGACGATGACTTGAGCCGGGTACGTCGGATGATCGAGGCGGTTGCGATGCCACTCGGCGCGCTGTTTCGCCCTGGCGAACACCTCAACAGCCTCAATGACGTGGCCGGTGTTCGGGATGACGATGCGGTAGCAGGGGGCGGGCTCGCTCATACCGCCCTCGCGTTCGCACCACTGGTGATCGTGACCGAGAAGGGGCCACCAGCAGCGAGCGCGTTGGCCTGCTCCGCAGCAGCCTCGGCAAACCGCTCAACGTCGCCCAGGCCGAAGTCGGCTCGCAAGGCGCGGTCGGTGCACTCGCCAATGTCGGCGGTGACTTCGATGATCTTCAGCGCCATCGCTCGAATGGTCGCGGCGTTGTAGGTCGCGGACCTTTTCGCCCACTCAGACCGGGCGGCATCCAGAAGCTCGCGCCATGTGTCGCCAAAAATCGGGAAGCTGGCCGAACGGGTCATGCCTTCGGGGTAGACGGTGGCGCGAAGATCGGAGCCGGTCGTTCCGCCGTTAACGCTGACGAAGACGTCAGCGCGCGGATTGATTTCCGCACTGAGGGACCGGAAAGCCGCTCGGGCTTCGGCGATGGTCAGGTCTTCGGCTTTCATACCGGCGCTCCATTCATAAATTGACAGTCAGGACAGGGCGATCCGTCGTGGTCCTCGGCGGCCATCACGACGAACGGTCGCCCGGTGGGGATTTCGCCGCCGCAGTCAGGGCAAGTCGCCGCGACAAGGCAGGCGTCAGGGCCTCCGATCTGGTCGGGGTAGCTGGACGGGTTCACGACGCGCTCTCCATCATGTGGCGGTAGGTGTTGACCCGGCGGACGGACCACGACAGCGGCGGCTCGCCCTGCGGCATCCCGCATCGGGTCGCGGCGTCTCTCATGGCCTCGTATGCGCGCCGGCCATAAGTGGCGCGGTAAGCAGCCACGGCTTCGGCGAGGGCGTCATGATCAAAAATCGAGCCGGTGAGGGGTCGGGAGGACACGACGGGGGGGCGTGCCGTGTCCTCCCTGCTCGCGCGTTCTTGCTGGGAAGCGCGCGGGGTTCTGTTGATGGGGGACCAGTCGAGGATCATTGCGAGACCCCCGAAATCCAGATGGTGAGGGCCAGCGTCAGAACAGAGACGACGAGGCCTCCGTTCAGGCAGTTGCGGAGGACGAAGGCGAGGGCGGGGTTCATTGCGCCGCCCTCGCGTAACGGAGCTGGTCGCCGATCATCTCGGCGATGATCTTCGCGGCGGGCGCCTGAAGGACGATCTCGCCTTCCGGGCCGTTCAGGGTGAAGCACGGGCCGAGGTGGTCATAACCAACCGTCAGCCGCAGGCCGTCGGCTTCGTAATGCTCGGCAGGGCCATCAAGGCCGATGATGCCAGCGTCGAAACTGTCGGCGGTGTTGAAAAGCTCGCGTTCGGTCTGCATGGGGTGTCTCCCGTTTGTGGAAACACTATGCGCAACGCATAACACGGTGTCAACGCAAAACGCATAGCAGCGCGCCACTTGTTTTCGCGGCTATGCGAAAGCGGAAGTTATTGGGGTGGGGGCGGCATGGCCGCTAGGCGTCGTCCGTGACCGGCGAAAACAGAATCGGCGGGCGCTCGCGTCGGGCGTAGTCCGCGACAACAACGCCAATGATTTTTGGGGCCGTCTGGTCATAGTCGCCAGCGGCAGAGAGGATGAACGGCTCCTGATAATCAGGGTGCGAACTGCGCGGCATTAGCGCGTTCTTTCCGTCAATCGTCATCAGCTCTTTAAGCGTGATCTCGATAAGCCCGTTTTGCTGGCGCTCGCAAACGACGTGATCGCCGACACGAAGCCCGGCCTCCGCAGGCGAGGCGACGATGACATATCGTCCAGGGGGATAAAGAAGGTCCATCGACGGGCCGGCAACGCGAAGCGCCCAGAGCGCCGCTCTTTCATAGCCCGGCACGTCAACCGAAAGGCTTTCACTAGCGTCAATCGTCGCACTCACGCCAATCTCCCGCCAAACTCCGGCGGCAATTTCACCCATTATGGGTACGCTGCGCAAGGTGGATTGTGGACGTTTTTCGCGGCTTACCGGTCCATTTTTGACCCAAAGCCGCATTTCCGCAGCCGGAATCGGCCTTCCGTCGTCTGGCGATTTTGTCGGAGGAGGGGTCATTTTGGCCCCCGTTCCGGCGCCAAATAGCAGCCACTGGGGCGTTACCTTGAACATCTTGGCGTAGCGTTCAGCCGACTTTGTGAACCCACGACTGCCGTTCTCGTGGGCCATGTAGGTCTGCTGGGGAATGCCCATAGCGTCTGCCGCCGCTGGCGCTGTTTCAAATCGCGCGGCTATGCGGGCGGCTTTAAGGCGGGCGGCGGAACTGGACATTTCGCACAGATATAGAAACTCATTATGCGTTTCGCCTTGCATTAACGCTATGCGCGATGCATAGTGCTCACCCATGACAACACATGCTGACATCATCAAGCGAGCGGGCACCGCATCGGCGATCCTCGACAAGATCGGGAATGTCGTTTCGGTCCATACTGTCACCTCCTGGCGCCAGCGGAACAGCATTCCAGCGGAACACTGGAAGGCGTTTTGCGATACCGGCCTCGCCACACTGGACGAACTCGCAAACGCTGCCGCTGAGCGTCCTGCGCGAGCAAGGGACGCCGCCTAGATGGCCGCCCCCAATCCCGCGCCTCGGCGCCACAATTCAGAGGCTAACCCGCTCCGGCTGGCCCTCCCTAATCAAGACACCCCGGAGGCGACTAGCACTCGCCTGTCCGGTGAACTTCCTCCCCTGGAAGGCCAAGAACTCCCCTCGCCGCAGTCGAGCGCGGCGGGGGGCCTTTTGGGGGCGTCGGGCATGACTGTTGAGGCAACCCCCCGCAAGGCCATGACCAAGGCCCGCCGCCTGCGTCTTTACCTCGCCTGCAATGGCCGGTGCGCCTGTGGCGTCAAGGTTCCGATGGCGGGAACGGTCATTGACCACGAAATCCCGCTTTGGATGGGCGGCGCTGACGAGGACGCAAACCTGCGTTTCCTATGCCGTGACTGCGACCGGCTGAAGACCGCCGCGGACAGCGGCAAGCGCGCCAAGGTCAAGCGCATTCTGGCCCGCGAGAACGGCACCCGCCGGGAACGTCAGCCGATTAAGTCCGCCGGGTTCAACACCCGTCTCCGCAAAAAACTCAACGGAACTGTCGAGGTGCGGTCATGAGCCTGTCTATGCGAGCTATCCTCCGCAAGCCGGAGAACACCGCCTATCTGGTTGAACACTACCCGACCGCGACGCTTGAACAGATCGCCGACATGACGCGGCGCTGGAAGGTGACGGGCCACGCCATCCGACAGTACGCAGCGGTGATTGGCATCAGGCGCGACCGAGAGGCGGCGCGAACTGCTTACGCCGAGGGCGCTAGGGCTGCGGCTGAAAACGCCATCGCGTGGGCGCCACCGGCCCCGGATCGGGATGACGAGTACGTCGCCGCCTGCATCGCTGAAGGCGGGTTCCCCGTCGTGGTGTGGATCAACGGCCAGCCGCGCACCGTCTATCGGTCGGAGTGGGCGGCATGATCGACGATAGCTTCATCTACACGTTCGGGGCGGGCTGGCAACCGGCGCCAGTCAAGCGGATGGCCGACATCGCCGCCGAGGTCGCGCAGGCCAACGGCCTGACCCTGGTCGAACTGAAAAGCCGCAACCGCGCACAGCGTATCGCTCACCCGCGCCAAGAGGCGATGGCCAAGATCCATCAAACTGGTCGCTACACGCTGACGCAGATCGCCCGGTATTTCGGCTTGGATCACACGACGGTCCTCTATGGCATCCGCCAATACGAAGCGCGTGCTTCTGGCGTGAAGATCGTTCGGCAGGTGGCCGCATGAAGATCGTCGGAAACGCCATCGCTGACGCCGTGCTGGCCGCGAACACCGATGAGGACCGCCGCAACGTGGCCTGTGCCTACGTCGCCTATGGGCTCGGCGTTTTGGCAGCAATCGACGGCGGCAAGGCCGCGGCTGAGGTCGCTTACAGGCTCGCTGACGCGCTGGTCGCGAGGCGCAACGAAATTGAACCCCATGACCAGTGAAATCATGACTGACATCATCATAGACCCCGAATTCCGCAAGTATATTCCGGCTCTGTCCGGCGAGGAGCTGGCGCAGCTAGAGGCGAACCTTCTCGAGGACGGTTGCCGCGATCCGTTGACCCTTTGGGGCCGGGTGATCATCGACGGGCACAATCGGTTCGACATCTGCACGCGGCTCGGCATTCCGTTCCAGACCGTTCAGAAGCAGTTTCCGACCCGCGAGGCCGCGCTAGACTGGATGGACTGCCACCAGCTTGGCAGGCGCAATCTGACCCCTGACGCGCGCAAGCTGCTGTTGGGGCGCCGGTATAACCGGCTGAAGGCCGACCCGACCGCCAATTTGGTCCAGAACGCCCCGAGTGGTCAAAATGACCACTCGGGCGAGAAGACCGCCGACACCCTCGCCAAAGAGCATGGCGTATCCGAAGCCACCGTGCGCCGCGCGGCCAAGTTTGCGGAGGAGGTCGAGGCCGATCCCGAGCTTCAGGCCGCTATCGAAACCGGGAAGCCTATTGCGGCCGTCAAGCGGGAGCGCGCCCAGGCCGAATTTCCGCCCGCTCCCCCGCCTGAGATCGTGGTTTCGCTCGACCCCGAGCGCCGCAAGCTGGCGAAGCTGACGACAGAGGCCCTGATTGACGAGGTGATCGGCCTTCGCGCCGACCTGAACGATCAGAAGGCCCGCGCCGCCCGCTACAAGTCCGAACGCGACGACATGGCCGTCAAGCTGGCCGAGGCCCTGGTAGGCGACCAAGGCAAGACCATTAGCAACCTTCAATCCCAGCTTCGCGCCGCCAAGTTCGCCAGAGACGAGGCGATGGCCGCGACCAAGCGGATGGAAAACCGGCTGAAGAAGGCCGAGGCGCGGACAAAAGAACTGGAGAACATGGAGGTCAGCTTCGGATGACCATCCTGTCCCGCATTCAAGCCAACGGCGGCGCCATCGTTCGTGATGAGTGGCGCTTTAGCCTCCGTCGTGGACGGCTGACGAGCGAAGCCCTGACTTGGATACGGGCACGCTGGAACGAAGCCTGCCTCGAAGTATGGCCCTTGCTCGACACGTTCGAAGAGCGCGCCGCAATCATGGAATACGACGGCGGCATGTCTCGCGAAGATGCCGAGCGCGCCGCTTATGCGGAGGTCGCCGGATGCTGACGCTCACCGACGCCAAACAGATCGTTTTGCGCGACTATCAGGCGAACGCTATCGACGCGCTTCGCCAGAAGATCCGCAGCGGAAGCCGTCGCTTGATCCTTTGCGCCGGGACCGGGGCGGGCAAGACGCTTACCTCGGCGAGCCTGCTGCGGGAGGCCGACCGCAAGGGCAGCTTCGCCCTTTTCATCGTCGATCGCGTGGCCTTGGTCGAGCAGACGAGCGAGGTTTTCAGCGAATACGGCATCCGGCACGGCGTCATTCAGGGCATTCACCGCCGTTGGTCGCCGCGCGAGAACATTCAGGTTTGTTCTGCCCAGACGCTTGCCCGGCGTGGCTTGCTTCGCGACCCCGACCTGATCGTCGTGGACGAGGCCCATTGCCAGTACAAGGCCACGCTCGACCTGATGGCCCGCTTCCCGAACGCGGTGAAGATCGGCCTGACTGCGACCCCGTTCACCAAGGGCATGGGGCAGCATTGGGACGATATGGTCAACGTCATTCCGACCCGCCGCCTTATCGACGACGGCTATCTGATTGAGCCAAAGATCTACGTCGCCAAGAGCCCCGGCGATGAGGAGTTCGGGCGCAACAGCTTCGGCGAGTTTAGCGACGAAAGCGCCGCGTCAGCCGGGATCAAGATCGTCGGCGATGTCGTCCAGGAGTGGATCGGCAAGACGCACGAACACTTCGGAGGCCCGGCCAAAACTATCGTGTTTAGCCCGACCGTCGAGCATGGGCGCGAGCTTTGCGCCGCCTTCAATGCCGCCGGGTACAACTTTCAACAGATCAGCTATCTCGACCGCGACGACGATGAGCGGATGGCCAAGATCGGCGAGTTCCGCAGGCCCGACAGCATCATTCACGGCCTCGTTTCGTGCGGCGTGCTGACTAAGGGCTTCGATGTTCCCGACGTCCTGATCGGCATTTCTTGCAAGCCCTACCGCAAGAGCCTTTCCAGCCACATGCAGGAAATCGGGCGCGTTATGCGGCCCATTCCCGGTGAGCAGAAGCGCGCCCTGTGGCTGGATCACTCCGGCAACATCGAACGCTTCGCCGTTGATATGTATGACGTCTGGGAGAACGGCGCCGGGGAACTGGACAAGGCCGAGAAGCGCGACAGCATCGCCCGCGAGCGCAATCAGCAGGTCCGGGAAAAGGTCGTTTGCCCTGAGTGTTCGGGCGCCCTTCGCGGCAACACCTGCATGTCCTGCGGATGGGAGCGCCCGGCGCGGTCCAACATTCACGCGGTCGAGGGCGAGCTTCGGGAGTTCGATCCCCGTGGGCTGGGCATGACGCCGCGAGCCGGGCTGCGCGCTGAGTGCCTGAAAGACCCTCGGGGCGTCTACAGCGCCTGCGTCTACTACGCGATAGCCAACAGCCGCGAAGGCGACTGCGACAAGGCCCGCAAGAGGGCGTTTGCAATGTGGTGCGGCATCTATCCGGGCGAGCGGGCTAAACCCGGCTGGTTCGGGATGCGGACAGGCGCTCCGAGCGCCGACGCTCTGGCGCTGGTCGAGCGCGAGGTCGCCCGGTTCCGCAAGACTAGCCGGATGCGGAGGGCTGCATGAGTTTTGCCAGCCTCACCGACGCTTTGCGCGAAGCCTGCGGGGCCGTGGGCATTGATCCGCCCAAGCGCCGCCTTGTGCCCGGCCAGTGGGTTCGCACCGACACCAAGGGCCGCAACGGCAAGGATGACGCCGCCGTCCTGATCTTTGACGACGAGCGCGGCGGCATGGTCTGGAACCACCAAACCGGCGTCAGTCAGCGGTTCACCATGAAGGGGGCGGGCGAACATCGCGTTGACCCCGAGGCCGAGCGCCGGCGCAAGCTGCGGGACGCTGAGAACCACGCTCAACAGCAGTTAGTCGAGCGGATCTGCGCCGACATCGTGCGCGACTGCGACCAAGGCAAGCATCCTTATCTGGACCGCAAGGGGTTTCCCGAACAGATCGGCCTGATCTGTGAAGATCCGACGCGTCATTTTCCCGCCGGTCGCTTCGGCGAGGCGCTAGCGAACGCGCTTCCGGGCAAAGGGCCGCTTTTGGTTATCCCTGGTCGCGTCGGCCAGAAGATCACCACCGTTCAATTCATCACCCCGGACGGGGCGAAGAAAAACATCCTGCGCGGCCACATGACCGGCGCGTCCTACAGGATCGCCACAGGGGCGCAGACGTGGGTCTGTGAGGGCATCGCCACCGCGTTGAGCGTCAGGGCCGCCCTGCGGCTTCTGGGGGTCTCCGCGACGGTCCTGAGCGCCTTCAGTGCCTCGAATGTCGAGAAGGTCGCCGCCGCTATCCCCGGCGCCCTGATCGCCGCCGACCACGACGGCCCGAATGAGCATTTGGAAGGCAAGGGCGCAGGCGAGTTTTACGCCCGCCGGTCGGGTCGCAAGTGGACCCAGCCTCCGGCGCTCGGCGACTTCAACGACATGCATACGACCGAGGGCCTGCGGGCCGTAGCCCTGCACTTACGGGAGGCGCTGGGATGAACCAAAGACCCCGCGCTTTCAAGTTACGCGGGGCCGGTCTGACGGACGGATTCAAGACAGTGGCGTCAGACACAGGAAGCCTACCACGGGGCGGAACCCCAGGCGAAGCGCAGTCCGAAAGAGAGAAGCGCGGTTCCCGGCACAGTGACGTTGGTGTCGAAAGTAGCTCTCAACGATCCGGGGAAGTCACTCCCACGGCTCGGCCCAAGGCGGCGGCTCGGCTCGGCCAGCAAGATCGCGAGGGTATGGGACCGGCTCTGGCGCTGAAAAGCGTCGGGGCTGGTCGTCCTATGCCCGGACAACAACTCTCTCAACCAGCAACCACAAGAGCAGAACAGAGAAGGTTAAGAACAGTGAAGCGACCGAACGTAGAAACGCTAACGATGGAGATCGGCAAATGACCCCTCCTACCCCGGCTATCGTTCAACGCATTTCTGAAGCCCTAGACACAGAGATCATCAACCAGCGCCGGGGCGTAACGACCCGCCCCTTCGACGCCTGCCTTGATCTAGATGCCGAGCGCCTAGCCCTAGCGGCCATAGACGCCATTGCAGGCCATATGCGTGAGCAGGGCTTTGTCCACCCGTCCAACTGGCTGAGGAGCCTTCTTCGATGACCCGCACCCCCCGCCGCAAGAAAACAGACACCGCCGAGGCCCTGGCCGAACGTGAGGCCCGGAAAGCGCAGATCATCGCCCTAAAGGCCCAAGGCGTTCGCGTGGTGCATGACAGTGAGTACCGCATCATCGCGGCTCACCGGCTGGACGTGTTTAGCCTGCTGCACTCCCGCAAGGGGCCGCAGGAAGACGGCAAGCCCGGCAAGGCCGCGCTCACCGATCAACAGCTTCGGGCCGCGCGCCGCCTCGAAAACCTGATCGCCATCGCCTACGGTCACGAACGCCCGGAACTGACTATGGACCGGGTAGACAAGGCCACCGCCACCGCATCCGAACAGATCACCCAGGCGATGATTGACGCCTCACGGCTGTTGCAGATCGTCCTGAGCAAATGCGGGCGCCGTGACGCCGAGCTGCTGTGTGCGCTCATGTCGGGGACCAACGCCCGGCTTGGGTCAGGCTGGCGGGACACGGTTGAACGCATCACCGACGAAAGCCGGAAGGAAGCGCAAGCGGCTGTTATTCGGGCGGCGTGTCAGAACCTCGTGCTGGCGTGGCAGGCGCTGGACTATGCGGCGCGGGAACGGAAGGCGAGGGCGGCGTGATACAACCCCTTGCGCCGACGCACCGAATCAGCCATACATTTGGTATCCGGGGTCTTGCGCCTGTAGCGCAGCCCCGTTGAGTTTCGCGCCAACGCGCAACGCCATCGCCCGACCCAGTACCGATCATCCCAATCACGCATCTGCACCTTGGCGGTCAGCGGCGGGCGACACCCCACACCCCATCTGTGTACTGCGCTGCGGCAACGGCCAGCTTGGGAAACCCTGTCAGCAACCCGAGAGGACTGACCATGCCAGCCGGAAGGCCGACCAAGTACGATCCGGCC